GCCTGACAATCGCTTCATCCGCCGGGGCCCTGCCTTTATTCCCGATGCGCGTTTCAAAATGCACCTCACAGGAGTCCTGAATGTCCGTGCCCTCTATCCGGAGAATAACGCCATGGTCATACTGATACAGCGCCCTCGATGCTTCGCAGGTCTCACTTTTTGAGAAATCTGCAATGATAATGCGTTTCTTTTCCATTTGATGTACCTGACTTTTCTGTGAATTACGGTCTGTTTTTTGTTCCTGTCTATAGTATGGCTTTCTTTTGAGCAAACAAAAAAAGACAGCTTTAGCTGTCTTTCTCTTTATCTGACCTTTCGGATTGCCTTATAAAGGGACTCGCGCACCGTCCCCAAAGTGATTTTGTTGTATCTTTCTTTCAGGCAGTCCCACTCAACCGAAGCCACACGGCTTTGAAGGTACGTCCCATCCCTGAGCGCGATATTTACATAGTCCCTGATATGCAGGTCCTCGATGCCCGCGTTTAGCTCGACTTCCCATCTATCGACTGCGGCACCGCGTCCGGGCACACGTATATAAGCGTTCCCGGCGGACTCCAACTGCGCTTGTGTAGGCGTAGCATCGTCTGCAACATCGATGTCTTGCGAGACGTCAAGCGCCGTCACCACCGGCTTAGAGGCATCGTACGAATCGCCTGTGCAGAGACCGTTGTAGCAAATTACTGTATCATCTCTTTGCCAGTACGGGACGACAGCGCCATATGCACTAGAAATATCTGTCTCGTGTGTAGCACTCTGAACGTGGATTCCCTCAAAAAGAGGATGTGAGCACGTTTCGCCTGCGTGGGCAGAGTGGCTGACGACGTACTTACTGAAGACGAAATCACCGCCGTATTTCTGTAGAAAAGAGCCTTCTTCGCCTAAAAGCGCATTCTTGAGAGAACGAGGCGTAGCCACTTTCAGAGTTTTTGTTCCGAAGTCTGACGACGCATCGAACTCAAATGGCCCGCATCCAGTAGCAATGACCCCCGCGCAGAGATTTGCGATGAGGTCGTTTGCATTCTGCCCGGAGTAGGTCCCGGGAGCAACGATATATCGCGAAAGGCCATAGCTGACATGAAAAGCTTTCACAGTCAGCATCCCGCGCAAAGGTCTTGGGACTTGATATATCTCAAAAGGCTCGATGGTACCGTCCGTATCGCGCACAATGGCAATGAGGCGTCCTGTCTTCAAAATCCCCGCGTTGATGCCGTTAGCCGGGTAGTCAAGCGTGAGGCTGTATTCTCCGTTCCGCTCTTCGTAGACTACACATGAAGCGCAGTCGCTCAGCCCGCCAAGGCCGACGCTTCGGAAGTCCGTTGCGCCATATTCATGAATGAAAGGAATCATCGTTACACCTCGCTTAGATTCTCCACCATCTAGGATACATCGTGCCGTGAATATCACCTGTGCAAGAAATCTTTATCTCGCGCCTGTAGTTGCCTATGAGCCTTGGAATTGCGAGCGTAGAGCTGAGGTCATACGGTGAGTACGTGTTCAGTTCCGCCCATGTGACCGGTGTGTCATAGCCTGTATTTATCCACCCCGTGTATGTGTCCATCAGCACGGACGGCTCATATGAAAGCGTGGTCTCGACTAAAATGCCGTAGCCGCCGCTGAAGCCGTTGCTTCCTTTAGAGATTTTTATAGTCCCTGCCCCATAAAGGCTGAAGGCGGGCGCGGCGATATACTGCGTGGGATTTTCGATAGTGACGGATGACCCAGCCGCCAAGGCCACGCCGTCCATACCTGAATCCAAAAAGATTTCAGGGCGGACATTGAACGTGATTTTGACGGTGGCGGCTGTGTTATGCGGCAGGACTTCAATTTCGGGAGCCTGCGCGAGATAGGCAAGCATATACCCGTCTGAATCGTAGCTATCGCGCAGTTTCCGGTAGCATGACGCGCCTCTGAAAAGGTCAAAACCAGGCGTAGAGGGCATCGCGGAGTAGAGCATGTTTTTGAGTTTGATGATATTCTCCGCGACGTCATCGACGATAAAGCCCTCGTATGTGACCGTGGTGTTTTTGAAGGTCTCATAGTCGAGGAGAGCCGCGCCGTTCATGCCGGGGATTTCAATTTCTTCGATGTCTCGCTCAGGTGTGACCCTCTGTCGTTTAGAAATGTAAAGCCCGCAGTCCCTGCTGTCTGTGTCATTGAAAATGAAATGGTTTACGTTTACTGCCATGCCATCGCTCCTGTTCTGATGCGCTCCGCCATCCGGTTTTCTATCTCGTCCGCTATATCTGCGGCACTCTGCCCCTCTCTCGCGTTCACTTCAATCGTAATATTTCCGATTGTGGTGCTATTCTGAGTATACCCGACGCCTGCATCGAAAAGCCCGGACGCGGTCGCTGTCACATCAAAAGACGTTGTCATATCAGACGTCAGAGAGCCCAGAGCCTCTGTGACTTTGTCCTTGTTCTTCTCAATGCCTTGTGCGAGCCCGCTCATGAGGTCGGGCATCCACTTTTCATACTCGCGCAGAGGGCCGACATCAGGCCTTGAGAAATGCAGCCACGAACTCACAGTATCAGCAACGGACGATGCCGCGTTTTTTACCCATTCGATGCCGGAGCTGATGCCGTCAGCAAAGCCGCTGATTAACTCACTGCCATAGCTAAAGAATTTGTCTTTAATCCCGCTGATGAAATCCAATGCGCCAATGAGGCAATCCCACAGGAATTGTGGCAGGTTCCCGCTCTCAAACGCTTCCTTAGCACTTGATACGGCCTCATCAAATTTCTCTTTGATTTTCGACGGGAACTCGATAATCCCATCAATAATCGCCATAACATGACTAATGACGTTATCCTTAAATTCGAGGAATTTAACGACACCATCTGTCAGGAACTGTGTTATTTCTCTATGACGCTCCCCAATCCATGAAACCGCCGTAGATATGCCCGCTACAACGACCTCTATGCCAGTCATCAAATTCGAAATGAACTCGCTGACGTACGGCAGTATAAAGGATATGACTGTAGTAAGCCCCGTCATAACCAGAGAAAAGAACTGCTCGATATAGGGCCAAGCGACATCTAAGAACGATTGGATAGACGCCCAAATGCTTGATACAGCTTCGTTTACCGCGTTCCTGAAGTCCTCATTCGTGGCATACAGCGTGACTAAAGCCGCCACTATCGCGCCAATGAGCGCAAGAATCGGATGCGCCATAATAAGAGAAATCACAGTACCGATGCCCGATAAGGCCGATACGAGTTTCCCGACGACCACGAGCACAGGGCCGATTGCCGCCGCTATAAGAGCAATTTTAACAATCATTTCCTGCGTTTCAGGAGAAAGCCCGTCCCATGCCTCTTTGATGTTTCTGAAAACGTCGCGTGCTTTTTCGATAATCGGGAGTAGCACATCTAAAAGCGTGGCGCCTACCTCAGCGCCGACGAGTTTAAGTTCGTTCAACGCCATCGTCCAGTTATCCGGTGCGTCAAGGGTAGCGGCGAAAGTCTCAGAAACGGCATTCTGTGTGTCCTGCAGCATTTCAAAAGAAGAACCAAGAGACGCTAGGTCAATCGTCCCATTCCGTATGCCCTGAAAGACTTGCGCGCCGGTTGTGCCGAAGAGCTCATAAGCCGTGGTTAACCCGTCTGTAGCGGATTCGCCCGAAAGAATCTTTTTCTGCAGGTCATCAAGGGCTTTTGAGAAGGGCACTCCGTCTTTTGCGGCTTTTTTCGAGGCTTTGCTGAGACCCGACAGAACAGCGGCACTGTCTGCGCCCGACATTTCCAACTGGCCCATGAAATTGATGGACTGCGAAATGTTCAGTCCAAGCTCCTGAAAAGCCGGGCCAGATGTGACGAGACCCTTCATGAGCGTATCGGCAGAGACGCCGTATCGTTGCGAAGCGGCGGTCATGGTGTCAAGGACCCCGCTTGCGGATTTTGCGTTCAGCCCGAAAGCGCTGAGCGCCTGCTGTGTGCCATTGACGGAGTTTACAACGTCCGTACCATTTAAGGCCGCGAATTTGATGAAAAGGCCGCTCAGGTCTTCAAGCGCTTTGCCTGTAAGGCCGAATTTGGTGTTGACCGCTCCGACTGCGTTCCCTGCTGTTTCAAAGTCCGTTGGGATGCTGGTAGCGATGTTCTGCATCACCTGCGACATTCCCTCAAGCGCGTCGCCGCTTGCCCCGGTTGCAATAGTGATTGCATCAACGCCTGCGTCGACGTCGTTGAAAGCGTTAAC